TCCACATCCACAAAGTACATAGAACAAAACCCAGCACAAGACAAGTCGTCGGACACCAATAACTCGACAACTGCACCGCACTGGAGGCATTCTTGAGGGGTGGGTACATGGCCGTCAATAACATACAGGCCATCATCTCCCTCCACCACCGCGTCCATAACTCGCCCGCCAAAATAGCGAATAATGAACTTCATCAAAACGTAGTTAGTAATGCCATTACCTAACGACGTGCAAGTATCACCCGACATGCGGCAGGCGGGGATACGCATCCGCCAATACTTCATGTTCAGTACTTGCTCGGCAGTGGCCGCAAGTTCATGAATCGCTAAGAACTCGCGGGCTTCAGGTACGAATTGCAACATATATCGATAAAAAGGCAATTCAACGGCGCGCATCATTTTGGCATTCATGTGCAGCTCGAAGGAAGAGAAGTCCGAGCTGAGATATTTGTAATTGCCATGATGGGCAAGCCGGTCGACAAAGTCAGCGCGCTGGTCAACAGGAACATGCTTGATGAAACATGGCGCCTGATACGCTAACTCCTCGATCAATGCAAAGAAAGGACCGGAAAAACACTTGTAGGCATCCGACCTGCTAACAATTGTCCGCGGATGCTTAGGCTTCTCATAAGATTCAGTTTTGACAAAGGCGTCATTCTCTAGATCGCGCTTGGTCAAGTGCCTGTATTGCGATTCCCAAAGGGTGGTTAGCTTGTCCTTCCTCTTTTGCGAGTACGTGGACCGGCCCAGCCACCATTTAAAAAGATCTCCTTTCTCCAAATAACTAGCGTACGGCACGGGGGTGAACTCTTTGTGGAACAACCCTCGCGCAAACGTACGTAGCTGGCGGTAAAACCCCCGCACAGTGGGGTCCGGCTTTTTAAATAATAATCGATTCTGAACGGCGTCATGCTGATTGACGCGACACCAGGGATCAGGTGTAATGGGCACTAAGCCAGGAATCGCCCACTTCTCGTTCATACAAACTGCAACAGCCCTCCAACTCTCTGCCACAGCAAACCGCGATGTCTTCTTCGATGGTAACGACGGTGTTTTGGCCAGGATCTTGAAAAATCCCCTCCGATAGCCAAATAAGACACGCCGTGGTCCATCTAGTCGATCAACGCGGGTGCTGACGCAAAACCCGACAGCAAAAAGCTGCCGAGGATTGCCCAGCGACTGGCGACAAGAACACCGTCCTGAACAACAGCCGGTATATTGGTAGTTCTCATCTTGTCAACCAGAAGGCGACTCACTTGCTCCTCCTGCACAACTTTCTCGCGCAAGCAGAGCTCTCGCCGCGCGTACAGAGACGCTGCACGCGCGACATAACGGTGAGTCACCGTCCCTCGCACATGGTCATACATCTGCACCAGCTCGACCACACCACCGAGCTCGTCAATGTCCCCAATGTCAAAGGCTGGTCGTGCGTCCCGATACGTCTCCAGACGCTTTCCCTCGACCATCTCGACACGTGGCACTGACAGCTCAATGATGCGGCCTGTG